ATATCCCCAACTAACTCCATCTTCAGTAGAAGGGGAATTTCCAAATTTACCGGTACCTACATTCCAATCTTTAGCAAGAGGATGAGCAAATAAAGTATAAGTTAAAGGAATTTCAGAAGCATTTGCTAAATATAATTTTAAATAGCAATCATAGTTAGCACCACTTACTTTATTATTTAAAATATCACTTATTTCACTAGAAGGAAATTTAATTATAGGACGTGATATTTCATTAGTTTCATCTATTGATAAATAGGTACTAACTTCTAAAATTTCATCTAATCCAGCATTAGTTGCAGGATAATAGGAATAAAGTGTAGCACTCTTTTCAGGAAATATTTTATAGATAGCCATAGTTAGTAATTACTACATATAAATATACTAATTACTAAATTATTTAAATATTTACGTAAGTTGTACCAGGAATAAAATTTTTAGCATTATATTTAGCTAATAAATCTTGCCATTTATAACCGTATGCTTTTTGAAAATGTGGTTTGTCTTTAAATGTTTTCCAATCACCTCCCCATTCCCATCCATTATTTTTCATAATTTGTACAACTTCCATCCAATCGACTTTACCATCTTTATCAAAATCTGTAATTTCATTCCAGGTAGCATTGCCGTCTGCTACTAAAACTATATCAAATGCTAAACCATAATTATGTAATGATTGACCAGGTTTAGCGTTAGTAACAATACCTAATTTACGTCCTGTTGAATCATATAATTTAGTTCTGCCTTGAGCATATATAGCTGCTTGTTCTTCAAATGTTCTAAGAGTAAAAGCAAATCTACAATAAGCTCTACCTGATAAAGCAGGTGCAATTTGGGCTTTATATATATGTTCCGCCTCAGCTCTTAATTTAGGATGCAATGTTTTTATCCTATCTAATGTAATTTGATCTATCATATACTTAATTTTTATTATCCAACAATAACTCTACCTTGTATATCTGCGTTTGGATATCTAACTTCAAATATTGCTAGGTCTAAGGAAGGGTATATATTTCCCTTTTTAGTAGCTCCTACTATATCATATCCATATTGAGAATAAGTTGTTCCTGTACTATCTTGTTTATTTATTATTTCTAATTTTATAATAGATTGTACTCCTCTTACTTGTAAAAGTTTAGAAGTAATATCTGAAAGGGTAATTGGTTGGTTAATTTGCCAATTATCAATATTAAAATGGTTTTGTAAAACAGATATACAAGAAGTTAATACATCTTTATTTGAAAATCCACTTAAAATAGTAATATCAAAATTAACTCCTATATTAATATAATAAGCATCTCTAATATTAATAGCATCAGTAACCATTCTATATTGATTAAGATAGGTTACTAAATTTTGTTTTAATGTTGTGGATGCTTGAGACAATTGTTTACTATTATTATAAGATAAAACATATAAATCTAAAGCTAATGGATTATAATCTTGAGTATGCCCTACTGTAGGTTGAGTTATATTATCATTTGTAAAATCTTGTGTAATATAAGCTTTAGAAATAATACCATAATCCGAAGGCATTGACATTGCTCTTACTATATAATCATCTTTTGTTACTGCTCTTAATTGAGTAGAATAAGCATATAAAGCATTTTGTCTAATTTCTTCTATAGTATCTCCGTCTCTTCCACCATTTGAAGGATTAGGGTTATTTGAAACTACACTATTTAACACAGCAGTAGCTGTTGCTCCTCCAGGATTACCATTTTTAAAGTAAATACCAGATGTATCAATTACAGTTAAATTATTAGAAGATATATTTGACACAACTCCTCCACCTACTAGATATTTAACAGTTAAAGAACCAGAAGGAGCTAATCCATATTCTTGAGTAAACATTACTGAAGCTTCATTGTAATTATTAGTTAGCAATGAAATACCAGGTACTAATCCTAATTGAATGTTGTCTGGGGTTGGGATTATTTGAGAATCAGTTTTATTTTGAGATAAACCAGCTCCAAATTCTAATTGTAATGTATTATCAGAAAGAATTCTAGAAACAAAACGTCTAGGGGCTTTTTGTAATTGTAATAAATAAGGAACTTGATCTGTGCTATATGAAGGATTAGCTACTTTTTTAAATATTGAAGTTTGGGCTAAATAAGGTACTTCATACCACACATTACCATCACTACTAGTAATATTTAAAATTTGTATTATATTAGTATCAGTAATATTAGAGGTAGCAAATTTTTGATTACCATTAAAAGAAACAGTTGTTGTTTTTATTTCTGCTGATATTGCATCAACTGATTTTTTAAATAGAAAATAATTACTATTAACAAATGTTATTTCTGCACTTCCTGTATCGGTAAAGTCAATTTGTTCTGTGGTTAAAAATTTAACTCCATTGCTTATAGAAGTTAAAGAAGTATTAGCTGGTATTATTAAACCATAAGTATTGTAATTAGGAACAGTATTTCCACTAGAAATAGCAGTAGGTACCAGTTGATAAACATCAATTGTAGTGTTAGCAGCATATGTAGCTTTTGGGCGATAACCCATTACATAAGATAAAGCATATAAATTTTCTTTTTCTTTAGCATATAGAAGAAAATTTTCTTGTACTTGAGTATCTAAATAAAAGGACATAACATCACCAACATATGAAGCCATTTCAATAAACATATTTCCAGGGGTAGATTCTGAAAAGTCATTGTATGTTGTTGGGAAATAGGTTTTAGCATACTGTTGTAATGCTGTTTTAAAGTCGGTAAAACTTTTATTTAAATATGATATATTTTTATCTTCGTTAGCCATTATTATATAAATTGTACTGTTACTTGATCAGAATTTTGGGATATATTAATAATATAATTAATACTTAAATCTATTAAATTATAATCAACATTGGGTGTTATATCTATACTTACTATTGATATTTCAGGAATAAAAACATATATGTCGTTTGCTAAACTTGCTTTTAATCCATCAATGTTTGAATCAGTTATACCTTCAAATATAAATTTTCTTAAATTTGTTCCAAAAAAGGGATTCATTATTCTATCTCCCTTAGTGGTTAACATTAAATTAATTAAATTAGATTTTATTTGATCCTTAGTAGAATAAGTACTACTAAAAGGTTTATCAAAAGGTAAAGATACCCCAATAGCAATGTTTTTTTGTAAATCTAGCGGATTTACTCGTATTGTTTGAGGTATTGGCATTTTATCCTAAGTTTCTTAATCCTGATAAATCTTGAGCAGTCATATTAGCTGCTGAATCTGCTAGAAAAGCAGCAAATGGATTGACTTTTTCTCCTGTATTTTCATCAACAGCATCAATTATTGCTAATTTAGCGGGTTGTTGTTGTTGAAATCCAAAAGCTTCACCCATTTTACTACGCAATGATGCTCTAATGTTAGGATTACCAGGCATTACATCTCTACTACTATAATTAATATTAGTAGTGTCATTGTTTAAACTTTCTTGGATAGATTGTTTCTTTTGTTCTAATAAAAGTAATCCAAGCTCTTCGCGAACGGCTTCACGTACCGCTTCTTTAATTAAATTTTTAAATACTTTTGCATCCATAATTATAAATATTTTATCCTTGTAAATTTCGTTGATCAATAACTAATTTTAATTGATCAACTAAGTCATTAGGATCTAATGTAAATGAATATTCACTTTTTAATACTTCTACACCATCACGATCAATAGCAACAGCATAATGGCGTTTATTACCTTTTACAACAAACGCAATATTTTGTTCTTCTTTAATTTTAAATTTAAATCCTTTATATTCAGGAAATTGATTATTATTGTTGTTAGAAGAAATAGATGTTATAATATCATTTAATTCCTGTTGATTTAAATCAGTTAATGAGTTTGCATCTAATTTTAAACTAGCATATTTTAGTTTTGCAATTAATTCATTCAATTTAATAATTTCATTTTCTAGTATTGTTGTTGCTATTACTAAAATTACACTTAAAGATCCTATTAGTTTTAATATTCTCTGTAGTTTTGGTTGCAATATAACTTTTAAAGCTAATAAAGCAGGAATAGGTAAACTAAGTATAACTTCAATTGCTGTAATTACTATTATTAAAATTGTTATTATTTTACTTATACCTTCAACTGTTTTTTTTAATTTATTTAATTTATTAATACTATTATTAATTAATGTAATAGCATTGTTTCTCAAATCAGTAGCAATTTTAACAGTATCAGCAGTGTGAGCTGTATCAATATAAGCATTTACTTGGTTAACTAAAACTTCTAATTTTCCTCTTTGAGATATAATTGAAACTAAACTATTAGCTAATTGTAAAGCTAAAACAGGGGCTAAATTTTTAACAGTATTTAAAAATACCTTTTTATTTAAATCTTGTTTTGATCTAACACGATTAGCTTTATTTTTTGCTTTTAATAATTTTAATTGATTTTTTCTTGTTGTAATATTATCTTTTATTTTTTTATAGGGATCAGCAATAATTTTGTTTAGATCATCTAAAAATTTTTGTTTTTGATTTTGTAAATCATTTAATTGAGTTTGATAGGCAATACTTTCTGCTTCAAGAGCTTTACTATAGTTTTCTTGTGTTATTTGTCTATTCTGATATAGGGTATTTAGTCGTGATACTTCAGTATTATGGTCTGTTCCTGCTTGAATTATTTGTTTAGTTACTTCGTCTATTTTTCCTTTAATTTCATCTGTTTTGTTCTTAGCAAATGCTATAACTGTTTCTTTAGCTTTATTTTTTAATTGATCATTAAAAGTTTTAATAGCAGTTGATGATGATATTGTTTTTAAAATATCAGGAGAAATAACAGAAGCTATGTTTGTATTATTAGACATTAAACAGTATAGTTTTGTTGTGATAGAATTCCACTTAAATCATCTGTAATCCTATCTAATGAATTTAATAAATCATCTGCTGCTGCTTTAATATCAAGAGCAGGGGCACCTTCTGGAGACCCTACAACTGCAGATAAAGCAGTTCCGAATGAATATAATCCACTTACTAGTTCTTTTAATAAATTATAAGTATTATCCCCTAATAATAATGGTTGAGGAGTATGACTAGAATCAAAAGGTCCTAAAAATACTGCTTTACTATTAAGATGAATCCTTTCATCAGCATTTAAATTAATAGTGTTTTTAGTATTTAATTCAATGTTTGTTTTTGCAAACAACATTACTTCATCTTTTTTAGAATTTAATACTACTCTATCACTATTAATTATTACTTGAGCATTAGTATAATCAGGAGCATTTAAAGGATTAGTTAAATTATTTAATACTCCTGTTTTATCTGTTTGTAAAGGAATTTTTTGAGCTGAGGTTAAATAAATTGAGGATAAATC